ACAATCATTACACAGGCTATATTCTGTGAAGTCAAAAGGTTCACCGCATTGTTCGCAAATAGATAGTTTCATAAAAAGAAAAAGCCCAACCACGGAGAGAGTGCAGTCAGGCTTTTGTAGAATTACGTTTCTTACGGACAGGAATTGTCCACATAGGCGTGATTATAACATATAATTATGCTTTCGTGCAACAAGTTTATGCGTTTATCCGTCTTCCTGCAATAGTCAAGAGATTATCATATGCCATGTCTAATTGCCATGGATAAGCTAGTGGTGGTTTAGCACCTAAGTATTTAGCATAGATAGCGTCTTGTTGTCCTTGTTCTAGGCTATGTATGATAGCGTGAATGGTACGAATATTAGACATGTCCTGGGCAGAGCACATCTCTTCAAATACTTCTGAAGTTGACTCGCCTCCTGATGACATACCTATACTTTTAGAAGGATAACCTAGCTTGTGATTATCCGACTTCATCCACCTAGCCCAGTCTTCTAGGATAGATAATAAACGTTCCATACTAATCATTTAGTCTCCACAGAAACATTCTATTGAGTCATCAAACATATCAGATTGTTTGTCTACAAAATTATGAATATCTGCATATTTTGGTCTATCAATTCTAAATCTATTTCCATCACCATTTGTAATAGACCTTGCATATTCTTCTTGTTTTGCCCACCAAGTAGCTCTATCTGGTTTTTGTTGAACTAGTGTTAATATTTTTGGGAGTGATTTTAAGAAACACAAGTCACAATTTCCACCTATGGTTTCACCATTAACAATTGGCAATTCTAAATCAAATGAGTTGTTATTCCAAAACTTTAATATTTCTGGTTTAGATATATTTGCAATATATAAAGGCATAATAGGTTCTTCGTTTTTATTGTCTGGTTTCATTTTAGATGCCCTACGACCTTCATCAGCTCTAATTCCAATCATATTTAATCTTTCTGTCCATCCTATACTTGAAAGATATCTACTAACTGTTCTTATTTTTAATTCTGCCGTACAAAATCTTGCTCTAACGTTTGGAAGCATTTTGCGTTCTTTAATAATTTCCTCAAATGGTTCTCCATTTCTACTTGCGGTTTTATAATTTACTTCTGCAAACTTTTTGCCATTTCTATATTCTAACCATGTGATAGGCACATTCCAATTTACAGAACAATCATTAACAAACTTTAATGTGGCTTCTTCTTCTTTTCCTGTATTAGCAAAACATACAATAGCGTCAGATGGTAAACCATTATTAGACTGTAACACTCGCCAAAGCATATATGCAGATGTGCGACCACCACTAAAGCTAATAACCGTTGGCTCTATAATCTTAAATGGGTCAGTCATATTGTGTTAGCGTATATGCTACGCTTTGTCCAAATGTTTCTTGCGTGGTTCTTTGTTGCAAGTTATGTTTAGCGTCATCTGCATTATGTACGATAATGCCTTTTATCTGGTCATCTGTAAAGTTTGCTGTGTGTCCAAATATAGTTTGTAGTGGATGTGGTTGTGGCACGTAATAGTGCATGAGTCTATTTTGGTTATCTTTGTAAGCATGAATAACATTTGCATCTCTCATCTCTACAAGTATGTTCTTTGTAACAGAGTAGTTAGATTGTATATGTTCTGCTATGTCGTTTATGGTTCGTGGTTCTGTAAGATAAGCTAATATCTTTTCTTTCACGATACATCTTTCACTTTGCAATGCCATTTCCTTTTATCGTCTTGATGCCAACCGTGGCAATGTATGGACCACCCTGCATCACGAACTGCACCTACGTTTTCATGGTCACTTATTTTTTTGACCCTTGCATTTAGGTTTGTGGCTGTTGTGGTCTGAATTGCTAATGTTTCATTTTTTTTAAGTGCAATTATATCTATGAAGCCAAATAAGTCTTGTCTGGTTTTACTCCAATGATTCCAATGTTCTGTAATCCAACAAGTGTATCCTTCTTCTCGTAGTTTAGCTAATGATAATTGCGTAGGTGATTTAGTTGCCATTAAATTGGTTTTCGTTAGGTTTAGATGTGCCTTCGTATAATCTTTCTAATTCACCTGTAGACTTATTAAGTTCGTATTCAGCTAGATGTGGTGATGTATCAGCATCTTTCTTTTTCTTGCCGAATATTTTATCCCAGTTATTTTCAAACGTAGGTCTATCTGTAAACGGTCTTGGTGCGCTTCCTTTTCCCATTACTTAACTCCTAAATGATTGTTAGTAAATAACCAACCTATAGTTTTACGGTGTGCTTCTTCCCATACTGCTATTCTATCATGTTTATCTAATGTTTTGTCATTATCTATCATGTGGTGGCATTGATGACATAAGAACGCTATGCGATAGTCATGTGCCTTAATTGATGTACCCTTTCCATCTCTTAATTGATTAGAGTGTGCAGCGACTACTGTTCCGTCTTGCATAGAACACATCATACATGGTGCGCCATCTGCTAGTTTAAGAAGTTTAGGGTTTCTATAGTTCACTAAAAGTCCCAACCCCAACCCATAGTCTGACCCCATACCTCTATCTGCTGTTGGTATTCTGTCATCTCACTTGTGGTTAGTTTAGTTGTTGATTTTATAAGTTCTACAGGAAACCCTGCTATTTCTGTTTGGTAGCGTAAGAATTTATATCCCATGAGTTCGTGTATCTTATCTTTCTCAATACCTAAATGGTTACCTATGCTTGTGTATAGTTCCCATAGTCTTTCGTTCTGCTCAAGACTTCTATTTAGTTTAGCGTCTGTGACTGTAACACGCCAACGTTTAGTAAAGTCAAGAGTTTTTAGTTTCTCTACTAACATTGGCAAATTGTCTTTGGTTAATGCCCACTTTATCATCTCTCCATCCTTTCGTTTTAAATACTTGTCCATCTTTAGAAGTTGCTTTATATTCTATATCTGAACCAAATAGCTTTTTACATTCCTTGATAAAATCATTTATGGTCATTACCAAGTAGCCCTTCTACCTTCAATTTTATATCTATCCATAGCTCTGTTAAGAACTGCTGCATCATGATGATACCTTTCTACAGACTGGTCGTTGTCTTTACAGCGTTTAGCATGAAGTTTAACTCTCCATTGTTTACGAATCTGATAGTGTGTCATTTAGTCTCTCCCTATGTGTGTCAATAATTAATTTTCTCATAGCTTTAATTTCCATGTTTAGCAAGTCAATTAAAACTAAAAGTTTATCTAGCTTTTGTGTATCAGTTAATTTCATTTTGGACTCTCCTTGTATGTTAAACCTTTTTGACTAAACCAAAAATTAAAACTACCTTCCCATTGTGCATTACGTTGCTTCTGAACAAATACCTTGCAATCAGGAATAATCTTTAGTTCTTCTTCAGGTGTCTTTCCTTCTTCTACTAACTTTTCTTTAGCACGATTACGCCATACACAGACTATGTTGTCGCTTAACGCTCTAATTAAAGAACTGCCCATGATATCTGTTGCATCTGGTATCTCTGTTTCATCTTTCATCTTACGAGTATGGGCTACCAAAAATACATGTATATCTAAATCACGACATGTTGTTGCTAGTCTATCTACAAATCTTTTTTGATTTTCTAAAGACTCCTCGCTAATATCAGACATTTTCATAAGACTATCAATCACAAATACATCACAACCTAAAACATGCTTACCATAATAAAGCGTAGCAAACATATCTTGTGAAGTAGTGACTCCTAATTGGTCGTAAATGTACAGCTTATCTTTTGCTCTATCACAAAACTTACGTATGTAATCATCTGTTGGTTCTGGTGAACCTAAAGCTTGTGTCACCATACGAGCTAATGTAAGCACAGGTCGCATTTCTAAAGACGCTATTAAACATTTAGTTTGTTGACGCATCATAGACAATATAACTTGTGATAACCACATAGATTTACCATGACCTGATACACCAGTAAGAATAGTTAGTTCCGCTTGCCTAACACGAAATTTATCTTCCGTTTTAACCCAACCCAACGATTTGCCAGAATGAATTTCCTCACCGAAATACTTGACCAAATCATCAGCAAATACATCCGAACCTTTAACCTTAAACTCTGCATGTGAATACTCCTGTTGGTAGTAATCAGTAATGACTGACTGATTGACAGTTAGTTTATCTAATGCCTCTCCTATGTTCACTAAATACCACCTTCCCAAACTTTACGAATGTTAGTTACTGTACCGTCGTTGTAACGCTCTTGATTAAGAAGCGTCATTGGAGCTGGCACGAACCCTTCTTTCCACGATTTAGTTTCTTTCATAGCTTTAACATATCCTATAATTTTATCTGCTATTAAGTCAAGGTCTTTTGCTTTCCATTTTTCCATACAACCTTTTTTGTTAGTTTTACGAACAGGTGGATATAAATTCCAGAACTCATCAAAACGCACAATGGTTTTTATTATCTTATCTTCTCTTATCTTATCTGCTATAGAGTTTGTATATACTTTCTCTATACTTTCTCCTGTAACGAGCCAATAGTCTAATTCTTTAAGCATTTTTTCTATAAAATCTATAGGCTTTCTTAATCTAAAAGCAATCTCTGAAACTTGTGGTAAATTGCCTTGACTTTCACTAGCTAAACACCAAAGTTTAAATAATGTGACTTGTTTTACATCATC